TTTATATTTTAATGACGACATAAATGATTTTGCTGTGGATCGTAGATACGACAACAACAATGACTCATCGGTTGTGGAACTAGACGATACTAGAAAAATCAAACTTACCCTAAGACAGATTAATCAACTTCGCCTTCAAGCAGAAGCCCACGAAGCAGAAAGACAATCTGAGCTGGGTTTCATAAGTCAAATGTATGGAACACCAGTTGAGCAAGAAGAATAAAAATAAATTTACTGACATAGCCTTTGTCCTTGGAAATGGCAAGAGCCGTTTGAAATTAAACTGTGAAAAAATTTTAGAGCTAGGAACGGTGTATGGCTGTAATGCCCAATACAGAGAATTTGACCCACACTATCTTATAGCAGTCGATGTTAAAATGGTTAATGAATTAATCGAGTCGGGCTATGCTAAAAAAGGAACGGTTTGGACTAATCCTAATAAAGGAATTAAGGATCGAACCCAAATTAATCTTTTAAACCCCCACAAAGGCTGGAGTAGCGGTCCTACAGCACTATGGTTTGCTGCAAAAAACGGACATAAGAACATTTATATACACGGATTTGATTATCAAGGACTGCACGGAAAATTTAATAATGTGTATGCAGATACATATAATTACAAAAAAAGCACAGATTCTGCAACATTTTTTGGAAATTGGTTAAGCCAGACAGAAAAAGTAATAAAAGAATATCCTCACACACAGTTTTACAGAGTAATTGCAAGCGGATCGTATATTCCGGACAAGTTAGGTCCCCAATATTCTAACTTAAAGCACATTTCCTACGAGGATTTTGCAAATTCTTTTGGAGAACTATATATCAATGCAAAATGATTCAAAAAACTACCATTTAACCGGTTTTTTATAAGTAAAATGTAAATACATTACGAAACAGCCTTACATCAATTCAAAAGGAGAATACCAATGGCAGATAAAACAACATTAGAACAAATGCTTGAGCATTTGGTAAATGACGACACTGCGAAAGCAGAAGAATTATTCCACGAGTACGTGGTAACAAAATCAAGAGAAGTTTATGAAAACCTTATCGAAGAAGAAATGAAGGATGAGGAAGTTGAAGAAGCATCAAAAGACAAAGATGCAGAAGACAAGGAAGTAGACGAAGCATCTAAGGACGACGACGCAGAAGAAGACAAAGTTGACGAAGCATCTGATAAAGATGAAGACGATCAAGTTGACGAAGAATTTGAAGAAGTTGCCGTAGAAGCAGACGATGAAGATGAAATGGACGCTATGGGCGGAGACGCTACAGATGATTTAGAAGCGGACATTACAGGTGATAGCGAAGAAGGCGATAAAGAGCCAGAAGAGTTATTCCAAGATCTAGATTCGATCGTTGACGAACTACAAGCAAAATTTGACGAAATTAAAGGCGACGACGGCGAAGGCGATGAAATGGGAGACGAAGAAAAAGAAGAAGAAATGTTTGCTCCTGAAGCATCTGCTGACCCAGAAGGCGACGCTGAACTAGCAACAATGCGCGAGTATGTTGAAAAAGTAGCAGGTGGACACGGTGCTGAGAAAAAAGGCGGCGCAGAATCTGCAGACAACAAAAAGTCAGTTGTTGATAACATGAAGAATGATATGGGTGGAACTACTGCTAATATCGCTAAAGGCGGTGAGGACAACGGCAAAAATGACGGTGGACTAGCAGACATTACACCTAAAGAAGAGAACATGGGCAATGTTAACACGCCAGGTTCAAAAAATGCTACAAAAATGAGCTCGACAAAAGGTCATGGTGCTGAAAAAGCAGGTAGCAAAGAATCAGCGGATAACAAGCAATCAATTTTCCGTGGTCGTAGATAATAGAGGGCATAAGGATTGAAAACTACACTAGCAGAACATCTGAGCTTCGATCAGGCTAAAATCGTAATTGAGCGTGATGAAGGCGAGGGTAAAACATTACATTTGAGTGGTATCTGTATTCAAGGTGACATTCGTAATGCTAACCAGCGCATTTATTCTTCTAAGGAGATTGACAGGGCTGTTACTACGCTCAACGAACAGATTTCTGGGGGGTATTCAGTGCTAGGCGAAGTCGATCATCCTCAAGATTTACGTATCAACCTCGACCGTGTTAGCCACATGATTACAAAAATGTGGATGGACGGTCCTAACGGCTACGGAAAACTTAAAATGCTTCCAACTCCAATGGGTCAATTAGTTTCGACCATGTTGGAGTCGGGAGTGAAATTAGGAGTTTCTAGTCGAGGATCAGGCGAAGTAGACGGAACTGGTAATGTAAATGGATTTGAAATTATTACCGTTGACGTTGTTGCACAACCAAGTGCACCAGGCGCCTATCCAACACCAGTTTATGAACACCTTATGAATGCACAGGGTGGCTATCAGGCATTTAAAGTAGCACAAGAAGTCCAAGGCGACGCACAGGCACAACGATACATAGCAGAGAGCTTGAAAAATTTAATTCAAGGTCTTAAATCTTAAGGAGAATCACATGCTAGACTTTGTTAAACAATTGTTTGAAAACAACGTGATTTCCGAGGAAACTAAGTCGGAGATTGAATCCGCTTGGGAAACTGCTGTTCAAGAAAACCGCGACACCGTTTCTACACAATTACGTGAAGAATTTGCACAGAAGTATGAGCACGATAAGACTGCAATGGTTGAAGCAGTAGAAAAGATGCTTTCAGACAGAATTACTGCTGAATTATCTGAATTTGCTGAAGACCGTCAAGGACTTATTGAAGCAAGAGCCAAGTATGCTAAGAAAATGAAAACAGATGCGAAAGCAATGGAATCATTCGTTCTTAACAACCTTAAAAAGGAACTTGGTGAACTTCGTGAAGATCGTAAGAATGTAGCATCTAATGTTGCTAAACTAGAATCTTTTATTGTGAATTCACTGGCGAAAGAAATCGCAGAATTCCATGCTGATAAAAAAGACCTAGCAGAAACTAAAGTTAAACTTGTTAGAGATAGCAAGGCTAAATTTGAATCTGTTAAGAAAGACTTTATTCGCAGAGCATCTGAAGTAGTTCAGGAGACAGTATCGAAAGGTATTAAATCTGAAATGACTCAGTTGAAGGAAGATATCGAGGAAGCACGTAGAAATGATTTCGGTCGCAGAATTTTTGAAAGTTTTGCAAGCGAATATGCAACTAGCCATCTAAATGAAAAATCCGAAACATCGAAACTTCTTAAAGTTGTAAAACAGAAAGAAGAAGCAGTTAAGGAAGCAGAAGCCAAAGCGGCTGACGCAGAGAAACTAGTTGAAAGCAAAGATGCTGAAATAGCTCGCATGAATGACTCAGCGCAAAGAAAAGAAGTAATGTCAGAATTGATGTCACCTCTTTCTAAAGACAAGCGCGAAGTTATGGGCGAACTTTTAGAATCTGTGCAGACAGATAAATTACACGCAACCTTTGACAAGTATATTTCTGCCGTAATGGAAGGAAATGTACCTAAAAAAGACAAGGTGGCGCTGACAGAAGGCAAAGAAGTAACAGGCGATAAAACACAGGCACAAGCAATCGGCGGATCAGAGCAAAAAACCGCTGAGATTTTTGACATCCGCAGGCTTGCGGGACTAAAAGTTTAAGGAGAACAAACAATGTCACAACTATTAGAGTCACGCTGGTCAGAAACCAAAGACGCCCTTTTAGAAGGTCTTCAAGGTAACAAGCGTTCTGTTATGGCAACGACTCTGGAAAATACCCGTAAGTATTTGTCAGAGAGTGCTACAGCAGGTGCAACTTCTGCCGGCAACGTCGCAACACTAAATCGCGTCATTTTACCAGTAATCAGACGTGTAATGCCAACTGTCATCGCAAATGAACTAGTTGGTGTTCAACCAATGACTGGACCAGTAGGGCAAATTCACACTCTACGTGTTAGATATGCAGATTCATCTTCAGGTGGATCAGGCACTCAAGCAGTAGCAGGTGAAGAAGCACTATCACCATTCAAGATCGCTGAAGGCTATTCAGGTAACGAAACAACAGGTCCAGCAACTACTGCTGCACTTGAAGGTGTTGCCGGAAATAGATTAAGCATCCAGATCTTGAAACAAACAGTTGAAGCAA